GAGTGGGCTACCTCCATAATATGTTACTGATTCTAAAGGTAGGTTCTAGGGGGGTGGCAAATTAGGTCTATTTTTATATTGACTTCTCTCCACTTTTCCTGTAAGCTGAAACATGTTCTATGCGACAGAGAGTCGCTGACGGACTGGTGAGGGCCCTACCGGCCAAATCACCCAGCACGCAAAGCGACGACAAGTCTTTCTATTTTCAATAAATTTATATTATAAATCGGGGTATAGAGACCCCATACCTAAGAGATATCTATATGTAATATATAGGTTTATTAGTTTTGCTTTGTGCCGGAACCGCGACTTCGCTGGGCCCTTGGGGGGCCACTCAGAACGGCGGTCCGGCATTCATATGCATCGCGAATAGAAATACCGAAGTGTTCCTCACTGGGCGCGGGTTCTCTTTAGGATGCCTCGCGCAATGACGCACCGCAGCACGTGAGATACTGATCAAATTTGATCTATTTTCAGTAAGACTACACGGGAATTCCTGCTATGTTTGGCAAGGATACCCGACATCTGTAGATTCTGTGGCCAGGGAACTGGCCACATCCCGCTGAGTTAAGAGATTAGCACCAGATCTAGGGGAATTCTGGGCATTCTGTGGCAAATCTAGAGTTCCCTGCTAGTTCCCGGTGGGTTTTGGGGGGTTACCGGTTCTTTTTGTCATGAAATAGGACTATTTTGGTCCTTTTTGCTTGCATTTTGGAACTTTGTGTGTAAAAATTACATCAAATAGGCTAAAAGAGGGACGATATTACCCAAAAGAAGCGAAAATCTACCAGAAAGAAGGCCAAGAAGAAGTCCTCTTCTTCTACAAGGCGGCACTTGGCCATTTACGAGGATAAGTGTGTCATCTGTCAGCATCCGCAACGGGCTCTAATTGAAGAACTCTACCAGCGAGGCACCCCACAAACGGAACTGGCAAAGATCATAGATCCCAAAGGACACCACGAGACTGCTCGTAGAGAGATGACCTATCACGCCCAAGCTCTAGGTTTAGCAGAGAAGAGACTAGGTGAGTGGCGAAACTTCTATCAGGCGTTCTTAGACGCTGGCGCAGATGCCCTGGCACTAGGAGAGGTCTCAGCCGATACAAAGGCTAGGTTGGCCTTACAGGCCCAAAAACAACTAGATGAGATAGAGGGTAGAACTGACAAGAAACAGATAGACATGCCCAACCTGCAATTCATAGCCATCCCGGCACCTGGCGGCGCTAGAGTAGAGATCCCTGCGGTGGGCGCCACGATAGTGATTGAAGAGCCCTTGACCCTAACTAAGAAGAGTATTTTGCCTCTGCCAGAGGACCCACATGACGAATAGAGAGAAGGACCAACAAACCTGCATCGAATGCTCCCACGAGGCTTTCCATGGGGAAGAAGATCTAGAGATATGGCTCTATACTGGCCGAGGACCTATCTGTCCAACCTGCTGGGGAGAATGCGGTGGATTCGTATTCGAGGAGAGTGAGGATGAAGAAGGGTATCTTAACTAGGAGAGAAAATGAGTGAGACCTATATGAATTTAGTCTGTAATTGTAATCAAGTATGGCTGATGGTGGGGCCAATTCCACCTTGTCCAGTGCATCCGAACTATCAGGATCAACCTCGCTGTGTTCCTTGCCCATGTTGTGGGAATCACAAGTATGTGACTTCCACCACAACTTCGACTTTTACGTTTGAGGGTGTGAATGATAATCCGTATTTGGACCCAGAGTATGTTGAGACGTTGGGACTTAAATATGAATAGACTTTCTGGCTGGAGACTTTTCCGTCGAGAATTCAAGATAAAAATTAAACCAGTAGTTAAACTTGTATGGCCACGTGAAAAATATCGAAAAATAGACTTACCAGCTGGATGTCTTGGTGAAAAGACAATTCCATCCGCAAAAAGTTGGTGGGGTAAGTATTTTGGGATGACTTTTGGTGACTAGTAGTAAATTTGGTGCTGGGGGCAAGAACCTCACGACTCAGGCACATAGAGGCCTTATGGACTTCTATAATTCTGCCTATGTATTTGAGAAGAATCCCTATCCCTTCTCAGCCTTCCATGGAGTGGACCTCCCCACTGCTAGGAAGATTCAGCAACGCGAACTCAATCCCTTTGAGCTTCCATCCTCCACAAACTTTTGGGAAGATCGTCTATTGGTGGGAGGTCGCGGCTCTGCCAAGACCACATGGGCCCTCTTCACATGTCTTGCTCTCAGCACTTTTTATCCTGACAATTATGGAATCATGGTCCGTAAGCGTTGGGATGAGCTAAAAGCCTACCTAGTCGATGAACTCCTCAGACTCACAGATAAGGTCACAGACGGCAATGCTGCTGTCCTACTTGATGGCCCCAAACAGGTCGGCTCTACCTGGGAATTTATAGTAAGGACTACTGGCAAACCCAGCACCATTCAGATCAAGCAGGAACCGGACTTAGACGACGTGGCAATTGAGAACACCTTCAAAGGGAAGGAATACGGCTGGCATTATCTAGATGAGCTTGTCCAGTTGCGCGAGATCACCTACTCTACACTTCAGGATTCTACTCGTCGCCAAACTGTGCCTATCAATGCTGGTATAGCCTGCACAAATCCCCCAATTGAGGGCATGTGGGTCTATAAGAAGATACGAGAGCAGCAATTACTGGAAGGACACGGAGAGGACCCCTATCTGATGATTCTCAGGTCTTCCACCTATGACAACCCCTTCCTGCCGCCCAATTACATTAAGAAGCTAGAGAGAAAGTATAAGAATGATCCAGTGAAGAGGGCTATGCTTCTGCTGGGCCAGGATGGGGCAGATATCAAGGGTAAGCCAGTATATGGCACTGATTTTGATCCAGATATTCATCTAGATAGTGACTTGAGACTCAATCCCTATCGGCCAATTTATGTGGGCATGGACTTCGGTTATCATCACCCAGCAGCCATCTTCGCTCAAGTGGATGAGTATTCTCGTCTGATTATCCTAGGAGAGTATTTCCCAGAAGATATATCCGCCAAGGAATTTGGCCTGGGCACTCTAGACTACATAAAGCGAAAGTTTCCTCGTCACAAGCATGACGTAATCTACTATGGAGACCCAGCTGGCCAGCAAGCCTCTGACAAGGGACCCAGCACTTTTAAGATTCTCGCCTCACTGGGCATAGATGTGGGCAGTATTCCACATAGGAGAGTCGAAGATGGAATAGATCTGATCCGAGGCCTACTTGCAGAACTCTCTGGCACACCTCCAAAAGCCCGCCTACGTATCCACCAGCGTCAATGCCCCGTTCTCTCAAATACCCTAGCATATGGCTATCATTACAAAATTACACGAGACGGCCGTATTCAAGCTAAACCCAATAAAGATGGCTATTGGGAACATCTTGCTGATGCTGTGCGTTATCTGGGAGAGAATCTCTTTGGCGCCTATGGCAAATCTGACTGGGACTCCTCCACTCGCAAAGGTGGGGATATGCTTATAGCAGCTGGCCCACCCAGAATCATCTTACCCGATTAGGAGAAAATAATGTCTGAATTACTGTTCAATGTCCCCATTGATGAGGGCAAGGCAGAGTTGCCTCGACTAGTAGACCCCAAGAATTGGGCCACCAGTTCCAAGGTTAGAAAGAGAGTAGAACAAGATGTGTTCTCGGCCTGGTTTCAGGCTAGAGATTCACGTCAAGAGATTCAGCAGAGATGGAACCGCTATTTCGCACTCTGGAAGAATAGACCTGATGTCTGGCTCTATGAGGGGGGTCTCAATATGCGAGTGCCCACTATCTTCAAGTCTGTAGAGACCGTAGTGACTCATATCCTGGGAGAGATGTTTCCCTTTGTATCCCTGGATAATTTCGAGATTGAGGGTAAAGATCCTCTCTTCATGCAAGAGAAGGCCGCCGAGATATTCCCCCTTTACCAGTTACAGAGACACAATCTGCGCCAGTCTGAGATTGAGAGAAATATTGCCCATTTTGTCAGACAGGGTATTATCTATGGAACTGCTCCTGCCAAGATTCAGTGGAAGACTATCAGTTCCAGGAATTATAGACCCAGATCACTCTTCAATGATGCCGAGAGAGGTCTAGATGCTAGCTTAAGCGGATTTACAGTGGAGGAAAGAGAGATTTTTCGATACGAAGGACCCACTTTCAAGTCTGTGGACATGCTTCGCTTCTATATGAGCCCCACGACAGCCCGGGACATTGATGATGTCAGATTCTTCTTCGAGCAAATTGAAGTAGACTGGAATCATCTATTGGGTATGGAGCGTAAGGGCATCTATCATGATGTCAAGCGCGTCAAGAGAATGATTGAGAAATTTCCCAAGAGTTCTGCTACTCCTGTGGGGGACTCTCGTCTAGAATCAGAGATTGAGCGAAGATTGAATATTATGGGCTATAATGCCCAAGATGTCGAGGCTGCCAAGCGAGGTGTATTTAAGATCACTGAAGCCTGGGGCAAATTTGACCTCTATGGAAATGGAATCGAAGTTGACTGTCAGATCGTGTTCCTAGGAGATGTTATCTTGACCATTAGGCAGAATCCCTTTTGGCATCAGAAACCTCCCTATCTGCTTTGGCGGGTAATGGATATGCCTGATAGTGCTTACGGAATGGGTCTTATTGAAGTAGTGGAACATCTGGCCTATATTGCCAATGCTATTGCTTCTCAAGGAGCCGACAGCATTAGGTTCCAGAATAACCAGATGATGGTAGTCAATAGGACAGCTCTTGCGGGAGATCCTAAGAAACTTCGTGTGGCTCCGCGGGCTATCATCCAGGGAACCCAGAAACCCGAAGATATCCTTAAGATGCTTCAGATTCCAGATACCTCTGGTTCAGCCTTTGCTCTTCTAGAGATTGTTTCGGGCATGATTCAGGATTCCATGAATGCGCCTCCCATCTTGCAGGGCAGATTAGGTCCCAAGGGAACATCGGCCACGGAGATAGCAGGTGCTCAGTCAGGTGCTCAACTAGGTGTGAACATCATGGCCAAGGTTCTCCAGAGATCTGTCATGGGTCCTATGCTGGACATGTGGCATGAATTAGAGCAACAATTCCGAGCATTTAAGTCTCACGTCGAGATTACGGGGGCACCCCAATTGGAGATGACCCCTGAGCAGATCGTGGGAGATTACAAGTTCCGCTGGCTGGTAGGATCAGAGATTAGAGAGCGAGCAGCAGCAGATCAAGCTAAACTAGAGGCAGAACAGCTTCGAGGTCCAGCAGAGAGTGCTAGGGGTAAAGGGGCAGCCAATCCAGGACAAACTGATGCGTCTCTAGGGGGGCAAGCTCTCTTGGGTGCAGCCCCAGGAGGTGGTGTAGCCCCAACCAGTGCAGTAGGTGATTTGGGAGCAGTGAATACTATACCAGAAATCTAGGAGAGACCAAATGGCAAAAACTGACAATGTGATAGCAGATGGGGCTAATAGTGTTTTTTGGGCAGCTCTCCAAGCAGAGATTGACAATAAGATCCGAGACTATACCCAGCAATTGGTAAGTGTGGATCTAGGTGCTAAAGACCTTAGAGAATTAGCCCATATCCAGGGACAGCTCCAGGCTCTATCTTGGATTCGCCAATTTCCCTCAGAAGTCGGGGAACAGGTTGTCCAAATTGAGTCTGACAATGTCCTAAACACCAAGTTGAGTATCTAGACACACTCTGGCCCCTTTGTGGCCCTAGAATTCCCTATTTATTGAGGGCCTTTTGGGAGATTTTCTTAGCTGTGTAGTTTTTACTTGCTTTTGGGAACTATGTAATATATACTTACATCTAAGCTATTAGGTGTCTGTCTACCGTTAAATGACAGCGTGGTGACAACGTAAAGGTCGTTCAATGACAAAGGAGGGCGTAAATGGCCGAAGATGGTCAGACCCCAGAGGGTCAAACTCCTACAGCCGCCCAGGGGGAACAAGTAGACGTAGCTCCGGCACCTGCCGATGGGCCACCTGCAACTATTCCTTATGGTCGGTTTCAGGAGGTCAATAGTGACAAGAAAGCAATCCAGGAGAAATTAGAAGCAACCGAAGCTCAATTGGCAGAAGCAATGCAAATTGTTCAAACTGCTGCCTATAACCCCCCTCAGACCCAAACCACACCCGGTGTGATTGATGAAGAGGACGAGGTTACGAAGCTAATCAATCAGGCTGTCCAAAAGTCAGTCAGTGAGGCCATGGGGCCTGTGACTAGCAAGATTGAGAAAGGTCTAGATAGAACCGACCACGATGCATTTTGGGAAACCTATAAAGAGGCTACCCCGGAATTCAGGAATGAAGTCGAGTTAGGTCTAGCTAATTTTCGAGCAAAGGGTGTCGATGTCACACGGCAGGAGATTTTGAGATACGTCTTGGGTTCAAGGCAAGAGGACACACTTAAGCAAAAGCAGGAAACTGCTGCAGCTGTGCAGACTCAAGTCTTACAACAAAACCAGGCGGCTCAAACGGCATCTCCAGCATCTGGTCAGCCAGAAGAGCCCAAACAATTTGAGGACCTCTCGTCTGCTGATATGCTAAAAGAGATTGGTCGTCTAGATTACGGTCTAAAATAGTCTCTTTGCTTCTCAGTCACTAGGGTCCTCGGAGGATTCTAACACATGGCTGTTTCCCCTATTTCCAACCAGACTACGAGTCTTACTAGCTCGACGGGTTCCGTCCAGTTTACAGAGGCTCGTGTCAATGTCTGGCTTCGGAAAGAACTATTAGAAATTGGCCAGCGTGACGCAGTCTTTGAGAGGTTCGCTTCTCGAAGTGCCATGCCTACGGGTTTGGGTGACACTGTCCGCTGGATTCGCTATAACCGATTAGATCTACCTAATGGAACTCTCACTGAAGGCACTACGCCGGCTGAGAGTCAGCTCGGTCTGAACAAGATTGAGTCCACGCTAAGTCAGTATGGTGTCTTGGTTGCTATTACGGATAAACTCCGAATTGAGACCAACCACAATGTGCTGACAGAAGCTGGCCGACAGGTAGCCGAAACCACCACACAAACACGAGACAAAGTTGCACAGGATGCCCTCATTGAAGGCACTACTGTTCGATTCGCAGGAGGCGCGGCCAATAGAGCTGCATTAACCTCCGCTGATGTCATTACTAGCCAGGATCTCCTGAGCTGTCTGAACTCTCTAGAGACCACAGATGGCGTAGCTGGTAGGGCTCCCATGTTCCAGGGTAATACTTACATGTTCGTTGGACATAGTAGGATGTTCCTTGATATGAGGGCTGATACTGATCTGAGAGATTCGTTGATTCGAGGCACTCCCGCAGGGACCCGATTCGAGGATTCTCCCATGAGAAGTTTCCAGTGGGAAGGCTTTACACTAGTAGCCACTAACTTCGCGCACGAGTTCACCAATCCAGGTCTTCCGGTAACAGACGGACTGGTGGTTACTGATGCGCCTGGTGCAGGGCAATTCGCTGGTGGCGTGACTGCTACTGTGATTATCACTGCTAAAGACAAGAAAAGACAACTAGAGGAAATCATCTACACGGCTGATTCAGCTACAGATGCTGCTCCTTTTGATGTCTCAGTTGACTTTACAGCGGCCACCACAGGCAGAGTCTATAACGTCTATACCTCTACTTCTCCCGCTACCGCAAGACTAGTTGACGAGAATGTTGAGGCTGGTGCTACTACGGGTATTAAGTTGTATGGTCCTGGACCTGCCGCCGCTGCTACCCCGCCTGAAGCATTGACTTCTGGTGAGACCATTTACACTGGGTATGCATTTGGTCGTGGCGCTTACGATGTTACTGACATCAACGCTGGTAGATTGGAAACTGGTATTGCTCCCAGGGGAAGAAGTAAATTCGACCCTCTCGATCAGAAGGACTTCATCAGTTCTAAGTGGTTCCAAGCCGCTAAGATTCTGAATGATAACTTCATTTGTCGTATCGAAGCTGGAAGCGCATTCAGTTAGTAATTAATAGGTCCCTCCCAGGGTTAGGTGGTCGAAAGGTCATCTGACTCTCGGGGGGAGCCTTACATTGAGGGACACATGGACAAAGAAAAGAAAGACCAAGTATCAGAACCCAAAAAAGACTCGCCGGAACCCCAGAAAGATTCTCGGGAACCTGTTCAGGAAGCTAAGACTGATGAGCCGAAGTCTCCCGAAGTGCCACTAATTCCTGATAGAAATTTCCTGTTTCAAGATCATGTAGATTTTGAGGGTAACCCAGTCGTGAATAGGGTATTCATCCCTAAAGAGAAGTTGGTCAAAATAAATAACCTTAAGTATGAGGGTTATTTCTGGGTAGTTGATTTGGGTTCTGAGGCTAAGAATGTCAAGGGTCTTGGCAACCAAAAGAAAACGCGCATGAAGCGCCTCACCACGTATGAGTTTCACGTAATTCATTCTCGTCTAGAGAGACGCAGAGTTCACGAACAGCGAACTGACCGAGGTGAATTTGAAGACACTGCGAAGTTTCAAATCGGATAGTCTAGGAGGGCCGTATGGCTGTAGCTCAGGATGGTATTTTCAATAGAGGAGAAATTATCAAAAGAGGACTGGAACTTGCCGGCAATCCTCAAATCTTTACTGAAGCAGGGCATTTCCTCAATGGTTTCTTGGACCAGCTTTATGCTGCGCATGATTGGCCATTTCTGCGGGTTTCTACTACTTTTACCAGTTCTGGCGCTAATATTGATCTTACTACTATTGCTGATCTTAGGCGCGGCGCTGTGGCGAACATTCGACTTAATGACACACCCAACTTCTTAGTAGAGAGAGACCACACCCAGTTAGAGAGACGCAGTCTGCAAGAGGCTGAAAGTGGAAATACTGCTGAGCCAGAAGTCTATGCTGTGAATCCCAATGGAACTTCGGTTCTTCTAGTGCCTACTCCGGCCACATCCGTCTCAGGAACTTTGTGGTATTTCCGGCAGCCAGACCCAATTGCAATCGGAGTAGGGGGAGATCCCCTGATTCCTGATTGGCCAGATTCCCAATCACTTGTCCAGGCAATAGCCACTTTCTCTAAGCAGTATGACTCTGAAATCATAGAGACCCGTATCTTTGAGCAGATGCGAGACAAGATGGTTCAGGCAGTAGCAGCCAATATTGATACCAGAGGAAGATCCAATGCTATTCAGCTAGAGATGGAGCCCTCAGTCTTTTTTGATCTTGGAATTAATTTCTAGTGGCCAAGGGAGATGTCTCTTTCAGTTTCCGTATCTTCGATGGGGTTGACCTAGAAGTAGATACGCGCGTGCGCGCTCCGTCATCCTGGCAAAGACTCACCAATTTCTATGGTAGGGTTCCCGGTAGATTAGTGAAACGAGAAGGCTCAGTTGTAGCCTTCAATCAGGTAGAAACTCGCTATGATCAGAATGATGATCTGGCCCCAGGCTTCACAATTACACTACTTTCAGGAAATGGTTTTACGGGTTTCTCTTTCACAAAGATCAATCCTTTCACTCTAACTCCTGTTATCATCGCTGATCACATAGTAGGACTAGACACCCTGACGTTTAGAGGAGCCCCTGTGGCTACCCTGATGGGCGCTATAGCTATGGGAAGGGCTCCAAGTAACTTCCTGGATCTTCTTAAGGACTTTGGCGTTACAATAGCTGGTGTTCCAGATGAGATCTTCCTTGTAGACAGGTCACTAGCGGCTCCTAAGATTCAGATTCTATCTCGGGAAGCTAATGCTGTCACTACGGTAGTTGATGGTGTCTGGGCTTTCCAAGAGTATGGCTCTGATCAGCAAATGTTTATTGGGGGAAATCCTAGTTCTCCTACGGTCGGTTTTTCGGCTACCAATGCGTTTGTCACGAACCAAATAGATGGCCTCTTTGCTCTTACAGTAAACCCAGTTGTATCTGGCAATATTTGGAATCTTAAAGCAGCTGCTGTAGTCAGACCTATTATGTATGAGAAGCAAACTGATAGGCAGGCTGGTAATGACGAATTCTTTGTCCCAACTGAAGTGCGAGATCTCACTATCTATAATGGAAGTCTAGTCTTAGGCGGGTTCAATAAGATTGTGGGTGCAGGATCCAGTTCTTCAGATACAGCTCACATCCATAGTCTTGGCTTCTGTAATCAGTTTGATTCTAGCATTCTTGGTGCTGGGGCAATTGTTCAGGTAGGTGATTCTTTAGACGAGCCTATTACAGCAGTAGAGATCATGACAGCTCAAACAGATGCCCAAGGTATTAAGGGCCAGTTAGTAGCCTTCACTCGCAAGAAGGTAGTGATCTTTGATGGTCTGCCCCCAGTAGAAGAGGATGAGAGTATTACATCTTTCAGAACTATCTCTTCTGGAAATGTGGGCACCACAGCCCCTAAAGCAGTAGAGAGAACTCCCAAAGGAGTTGTCTTCGTGGGCACTGATAAGACAATTTACCTGATAGATCCAGTGGCTATGAGACCCCTAGATATTGGGAGTGCCATTAGACCCTACTTGCGTAATCTCACACTGCACCAACTTTCAAGGGCTGCGGCAGTCTATGAACAGGGTTTCTATAAGCTCAGTATTCCGACTCGGGATATATTAGGAGCTATCGTGCCTACTGTCCAATTCTGGGCAGATCTCAGAAACCTCAATCCACAGGAGCGTGATTTTGGAACCAAATGGAGTGGTGATCATAAGGGACAAGCTATAAGTGACTTTACTATAGCCAAGGGTCCTCTTGATAATGATGAAGTATTCGGAGCTTCTGCAAATGCACCAAAAATATTCCAAGTCTCGAAAAGAAACCTCTACACGGATGATGGCCAAGACATCAAAGTATTGGCAAAAAGCCCACAGATTGATCACGGCGACGCGCACACCGAAAAGGTATTCAAGGCCATCGATGAGGGAATCGCGACGACCAAAAACACTACAGTCACAACCACAGTGGAAGTCCATTCCACAAGTAATCAGGTCACTCAAGGGCAGCAATTCGTTACCCCAATCTCAGCGCCGGGCACTTTATGGGGAGGTTTTCAGTGGGGCAGTGCGCTTTGGACTGCAGCCAAGGAAAGTTTTACGCTTAATACTGAGAGGAGTCCTGGACGACTTAGAGGAAGAATATTCCAATTCAAGCTAGAAGAAGAGAGTGACGGAAGACTAGCTATTTCAGATGTCAAATTTCGCTCTCAGATTATCAATAGGAAGGCCACGTAATGGCAACACTAAATTACCCAAACATCTTCTCTAATGCTACTACAGCAGATGGGGATGAGGTTGAGGCGAATTTCCAGGCAGTTTCGGCAGTAGTCAATAATAACATAGGAGACGCCAATGTCCCAGTAGCAGGCTTATCAGCAGATAGAATTGCGGGAACAGCTGCTACCACAGATTCTGGGGCTGATACAGTCTATACGGATACTGTGGTCACTGGTGGAGGTATGGCCTTCAATAGGACTGCAGTCGCTGATGCAAATTACGTGTTCCAAACAGGAGATCAACTCATAGTCTTTCCAGCACTTACAGCCAATAGAACTGTGACTTTTCCACTAGCTGCCAGTGTTCCTGCCGGGTATACAATCATACTCAAGAATGAGTCTAGTGGGGCTTTCAATATCTTGTTAGATCCCGCTGGTGCAGACCAGTCAGAGGTTGCAGGCACTAAAGATGCCGCCACTAAGGCCGCTGCACTGGGAGCTTTCGCTAAGGCGGGATACTATTCAGATGGGGTATCAGCTTGGTATGAGTGGGTAAGATAATGAATATCAGTCTAGCAAAAGCCGAAGACCTGATTCCTCTTTTGGAAATGAAGGCTAAACTAATAGAAGAAGAACAGAGCACTATGAAGGAACCCTATCCAGTAATAGACATTACGAACGACACAAAATTGGGTATTGCTCAAATGTTTCTGGCACAACTTCAAAGTGCTGATGATGTGGTGTTAGTGGCCAAAGATAGGGGAGAAGTGATTGGAGCAATACATGGGGGAATTCGTTTTAGGGTGTTTGGTAGGCCTAGCTACTATTTTATCGTTGATGATCTTATTGTGGTTCCTGAAAAGCGCAAAGCAGGTGTGGCAAGATCGATGGGAGAAGAACTCTTCAAGTGGAAAAGAGACTGGGAAGCAAGGACAGGTATTGAAGTTCCCATCCAAGAGATGGAAGCAGTAGCTAGTGAGCGGCAGATTTCTAGATGGACTTCCAAGGGGTGGAAGATTTACAGCGTAAAACTATGGAAGGAGAGTTACTAATGGCAGCAGCAGCAGCACCTGGATTACTGAGCACAGTTGGTCTGGGAGAATTAAGTAGACAGATTGCGCCAGGAGGCGCTGGGGCTTCTAGGCTTGGCGGCTTAGGAGGTCTCTTAGGAGGCATTATTCCCGGAGGTTTACTATCTGGAACTGGCCTTGGTCTTTTTGCGGGAGGGGGAGATATAAGTAGGAGACTCCTTGGGGGGCAAAGTCCTGGAGACATTTTCCGTAGTGCAGAAAGAGCCTTTGAGCCTAATAAGGGACTAGGTATCTTTGCTCGACAAATCCCCGGAATTGGCACAGGCTTCCAGCAGGCCGATTTGGCATCAGCAGAAAAAAAAGCCCAAGAAGCCCGAAAAAAGGAGAGAGAAAGAATTATTCAACAGGCCACTCTTTCTGCCAGACAAGCCTTGACTGCCCAGGGAATTCGAGGTCCAGCATTGGCGTCAGGTATTGCTAAGGCAGCCCAAGATGCGGTGAATCAGTTAGACCAAAGTGGGTTATTTGGGGCACAGAGAAATGTGCAACAACTCCAGCAGCAATTACAACAGGCTCAAAGCAGAGATGCTCAGCTAGCGCAGTTTGGCTCAACAATTTTTGGTCTTCAAAATCCGGGACTTTTTGGGTCAGCAGCAACGGGCGGGCAAGGTGCTCAGGGAGCACAAGCAGAAGCGGGAGCAGGTTTAACAAATCCCCAGATTGAATTGGCCAGACTGAGGGCTTTACAGAGAGCGGGGCTATTTTCCGGGGCAGGTAATCAGGGACTCTTCAGTCTATTCGGAGGACTAGGTGGGTTTTAATACTTTAGGATCAGCAGGGCAAGGACTTCTCCAGGGAGTGCAGCAAGGCCAACAGCGTGAGCGCCAAACTAGGCAAGACGAGTTGCGGCAAAGACTCATAGAGGCCCAGTTGGCTCCACTCGGAGAGAATACGCTCCAGGCGTTAATTCCTGGGGCAGAATCCCCTCTAGTTTCAGAGCTGCAGGAGGCTCCAGCTTCAAGGGCACTATCTGCTATTAAGGCGCTGCCAAAAGCAAGTAAAGGTCTCAGACTTCTGGGTGAGGGAAGGGCCAAAGTTTTGAATAAGGAACTAGGAACCGATTTCTTTACTGGGGATCTTAGTCTCAAAGAGGCTTCAGATTTTGCCGGCAAGTTGCGCAAAGCTGGTGGGGGTTCGGGTAAATCTCCACAGGAACAGTTACTGGCTGCTATTCGGGTTCGTCAAGATGCTGTGGACGTGATTACTCGGAAACAAGGTATATTCGATTTGCCTCAGACTCCACAAGCAGCTCAGACAGCCCAGAGCCAGCTGAAACTAGCAGACGCAATGCTTGACCAGCTTTCTTCACAGAATCCTGGACTAAGAAGTCTAATTGAGTCTATTACTAGCCAGCAAGCACCCCCAGATGCGCAGGTTCCACAGGCTCCCCCACAAGCTGGCGGTATAAATCCCTTTCAAAAAGCTATACTAGACGCAATCTCCGGAGTCACTGAATAGTGCCCCACACGGATAAATTCCAGAGACTGGCTACTGCTGTCGTGCAAGAGACTGCCACTAGCGCAGAAGAGGAGGCCTTTGCCCAATTAGCTAAGGATTTTCCGGTCTTTGCTAGTGCAATAGATGTCGCTCGTCAAGAAGGTTTGTCCTCTGTTCAAGTGGATCAGGCACTTACAGCTGCATCCCTGACTACCCTAAGAGAAAAGGGCCCCCAGGCTCTCAAGAAACTTAAACTCAAAGAGGAACCACTACGGCAGAGAGCCCTAAACTTACAGAGGCAAGCAGATGAGCCAGTCTCTACACAGATCCTTGAAGCTATTCGCCAACAGTCCATTAGTCCTAAGAAGTCCCCCACACTGTCTGGTCTAGACATATTTGCCACAGCGGCAGCTAGAGGTATTCCAGGAGTAGCGGGAGACACACCATTCTTTGCTGACCCGGCCACCGAAGAGAGAATTGTAGAAGGTGGGGCTATACCACAAGCACTCACAGCAGCAGCACAAGCAGCAGGAGAAGTTACTGGCCCTCTAATGGCCACAGCACCAGTAGAGGTGGGTATTGCATTGGCTCCAGCTCTCCGGGCAGGTGCCGCTATTCCTAAGACTTTATCTGGGTTGAGAACAGCTCTCACAGAGGCTCGTGCGGCCCAACCAATTGGCGCAATAACTGGCGAGGCCCTAGGCACACAAGCCACCCTCGAAGGGATTAGTGCCACCCTAGGAACAGAAGATACTGCCGGGGGCAGACTTGCTAGGATTGGATTAGCTGGCGCTATTGGTTTTGCTGGTCCTGCACTAATTGCTGGTGGTGTCAGTTTGGCCAAGAGAGCCGGAGAGAGTATTCTCAGATTCAGTGGCACACTAGATCCCACGATGCTAAACAGGCTGAGACTGGGACTAGTCACGATTGAAGACCTGACAAATCCAAACATTCCGGATATTACAGGCAGGGCTCGAGGACTTGCCATTACTCCTCCAGCTAGAGGGGGCATTCCAGACGCTACGGCTAGAATCAATGAAAGAGTGTCTGCTAGAATCAGGGCCATGGGTGCAATTGGCGCAGAGTTTGATCCCCTTGCCAAAAAGAATCCTCTCCAAAGAGCAAGAATTATCAGAGACGCTAACCAGAAGACAGAGGAAATACTGGCCGGTCGATCTAGAGGTGCCCGGGTTCCCTTCACTCATGATCTAGCTGAATTGGGCGAGTTCGCAGAAGATTACAGTAGGGCCTTATCTGGACAGATCTTCGATAGAATTCCCACCGTAGTAAGAAGTGAAGTGACGCGCATGTTTGGCTCCAATGAGTTGGTGGTCAGTGCTGCTCGCAGATACCAATCGAATACGACTCTGTTGGAAAATTCTCTAGAAGATCTAGCTGTCTCTGGGGCAGAGACACTTAAATTGTCGGAGAGACTTGTCTTAGGTCAAGTTCTTAGGGGAGATGCCCCCCTTAGTGCTCTTACGTCCAAGGAAGCTCACAGTATTTTGAAAGACTATCGTGGTAGGATTCTTGGGGCAGGCTATGAAGCAGTAGACAGGGGGCTTATTGAGAGAGAAATTGTTGAGAACAATGCCGACATTTATCTCAGAAATAGTTACCTAGCCAATCTGATTCCGGGGGAAATAAATAAGGGCCCACAAAGTGTCTATCAGGAAGCCGTCAAAGACTATTCACGACTAAATGGAGTTTCCCAGAAGGAGTCCGCCAGCATTTTAGACCAAGCTCTTGGGGCATCTAGTTCCCCACTACTTGAAGAGGGTGCTGGAGCACTAAGTCTTAACACCAGTTCTTTCCTGCAGAGGGCCAAACTCTCTCCCGCAATTCGACAATACTTGGGTCTTGTAAATGATGGAGTTCTGGCATCGGCTAACACACTATCTCATGTTAGAAGGGCTGTCCTGCAGAATGATTTTGCGCGCGAGGTGGCAGCTAGTTTGCCAGTTGTGAGCGAGGTGACAGATGAGGCGTTTACAGTATTCAATCCGGCCAATATCAGTCCTATTCAGAAGAGAATACTCGGCCCCCTAATTGGCAAGCCTATGCCCATCTCTACTGCAGCTGTTGTGGAAGACGTAATTCTGTCTGAGACTATGAGCCATGACTGGGTAGACAAGTTAATCAGTAAGATGAAGCTGTTCAAGGTTGTGGGTAATCCGCCGTCCTACATGAGATCATTTGTGGGCAACTCTTTCTTCGCTATGTCTGCCGACATTAACCCCTTGAATCCTGTGAATGTCCAATGGTATCGACTAGCTGCAGAAGGTCTCGGAAACCCGAAGAGTGATCTGGGTAGAGAACTAATCGAGTCAGGCTATAGTAGGGGTTTTGTGGATGTTCCCACCAAGCAGATTTTGAAGAAGCTGGCCAGAGAAGAAGCTAGAGAAACGGGTAGGAGACCTGGAAAACTAGCTGGGGTATGGGACAAGATGTTGGACCTAGCATTCTCTGGGGAGAAGTTGGCAGCCAACAAATTCACCTGGACAGACTCAATCTACAAAGCAGCCATGTATCTGAAAGCGACTCGGGGCACCATAGATGCTGGCAGAGCCTTTGGTGGTGTCAAATCTCAAATGACTAAGGCATCCGCCAGGCAAATAGTTGCCGGGACATTTCCTACATTTAGTGAGGTTCCCCGGGCTTTTGGCTTAGCGAGAGTTGGAAGAAAGTTTCCTAAGGTTCAATCTGTTATTGCTCCCTATATGTCTTTTCCTGTGGAGGCTATTCGTAACTTTTCCTTCCTGTCCAATAATCACCCCATGAGACTTGCGGGTGTTATAGGGGGTTTAACCGCCTATCATCAATGGGGCTGGTCTCTTACAGGTGCCGATAGAAAGTCAATTCAGCAAGCTAAGAAGGCCATGCCGAAACAATATAGGTTTCCCAATAAAATCCTGGTTCCTGTGCCATTCTCGGCCGGGTTCACAGATAAGGGTAGACCTCAGATGGTAGACCTGACACATATTTTTCCTCTGGGGGATATCTTCTCTGATTTCAGAGCCCCTGAAGATCTAGAGGATGGAGACGAAAGAGCTTTTAGATTGGCCAAGACCTTTGCGGGTAATTTCCTAACTAGTGGTTTTGCTATGCAAAGAGGAGGAGCCTCTCAGGATTTTAGCGAGAATGGGATAGAGAACTTTATGAGTTCTGCTATTGAAACGGCAGTGCCCAGCCTTACACCCGGTTTGGGATCTGGTTTCAAGAGACTGCAGAGGAATTTAGAAACTGAGGGACGCGGGTTCTTGGGGCAGCAGAAATCCTTCACTCAAGAAGCTATTGATGTTTTTACAGGGATAAAAGTGTTGCAGGCAGACCCAGAGAGGTTTCGGCAGTTATCAGCAATTGAGGTCAAAAGCCAGAAGAAGAATGAATTGCAAAAATCCCTTAATAGGTTTGCTGGCGAAATGACTAATGCCTTGAGAATACAGGATCCAGATAAACGGGCTAAGAAACTAGGAGAATTGGAAATCAGAAAGCAGGAATTATTCAGACGAGCAGCCCAACTTGCTGGAGAGGGTTCTAAGAGGATTCAAGAGTAGTGCCAATCAATAAGACACAATTCATAAAGAATCTACTGACCAAGAAGGCTCAGGGCTGGCGGCATGGTCTTGAGAATGACTTTAGAGCTAAGAGAGCAGCAGAAGCCCTAGCTGAGACATTGGATGATATAGGTCTTGTTCAGGGAGCACAGGCCAATGCTAGGTTATTCAATGCTGCAGCCAAACTTCTTCCGGCAAACACAGAGACTCAGTTGCAGTTTGATAGTGTGAGCGCCGACCCTCTCAGTATGTGGGACACGGTCGCAGATGATCTGACAATCCCTGCAGGAATAACTAGTGGCCAGATGATTGCCCATATCTATTTGGATATGACAACTGGAGCTTCTTCAGATGATCTGACAGAAGATAGTAGCTTTAGGGCCATTCTTCTCAATGATATAACCCTAGTTCCCCATGCTACTATTGTGGTGGTTCCGTGTGACAATGATACTAGCACTGGTGCATTTGATCAAGTATCTGATTATAACACAGTTACCGGTAAATATACGGCCCCAGTAAATGGGATCTATAGTTTTGAAGGTCGTCTCGTTATGGAACCCACTGGGATTGGTGATGCGGATATTTTTGGAACAACACAGGATGTTGATACCCAATTTTTAGTGAGAGATACCGGCGGAAGCTTCAAATTTGTAGTAAGTGGAGGAAAGGATTATCATGAAAGCGGTATTTTACCGCCAAGCACTAATATTATGGTGGTCAATGTGTCATGCACGGTTAAACTTTTCAAGAATGAGACAGTAGAACTGCAAGCTAGACACGCTTTTACATCTGTATCGGCTCCTACTACAGGAACTATTATAGCCGGAGCCGCAACCGCACCCGGCACCTGGTTTTCCGGAGGTTTAAGGCGCCCTTTGGGAACTGCCCCACAATGGTTTCTTAGAGCTGCTAGCGGGGTGACTATAGCCGAGCGTATTGTCATGAATCAGGGATTCAATCATTTCTTTTGGGATATCTGGTTTGGGCCAATCGCTGTGGCTGGGGGGCAAGATTTTCGCTTTTCACTCAATCCAGGGGCTAGAAATTTGACCTATGCAGCTGGGACACTTAGTCCTAGTTTCGCTGAGATTGTCATTATTTAGGAGAACTAAGATGGAAAATATGGCATCTAATAGGCTGAGACTGCTTAGTGAGGAGGAAGTTTTGGGCGAGAATCACGCAGATAGAATTTATGACGCAGTGCAGACCTTGGATACCAAGATGGACGCTCTCATGTTAGATGTGGGGGTTCTTAAGAACAACCAGTCTCATCAGGCAGAAGGCCTCAAAGAGATTACAGATGCCGACAAGTTACTTGAGGAGCGAGTTCGGGCTGTGGAAAACAAACAATCTTGGATCTTAGGAGCAGCCTGCACAATTCCTCTCGTCATCCAGTTAGCACTACATTTTCTAGGAGATTAGATATGGCAAGAACAAGCTCAGAGGCTACTAGTCCTCTGAAGAAGAAAATTCGAGTTACCATTCCCGACACAGGGACTGTGAGCAACGAAGCTATAGACTTCAGAGATTATATAACCATGTGTATTGAGACGGGTCCTGATTTTGACGGGGTAATTCTTGGCTTTGAGGCCTCTACACATGAACCAGAGATTAGGGGTCTGGGTGGAGATCTTGTGATTGGAAGCCCCAGCGGGATTTACACTACGGTTTTCAATATGGGGGCAGACCTGTCCATTACGGCAGCTGCGTCAAAGAGTCTCACCCTAGCGGCTCCTGAAGTGTTTGCCATTGCTGGTTGTGCGTTCTTGAAGATTACTGCGGGTGCCCAAGCTGGTGGTGACACAGTTCTCGATATCACACTCTCGAGCTAGGAATTAGCATGTCAGACACTAGAAAATGGCTCAAACTTGCTGGGGGAGTCGCTATGGGACCTCTACCCCCGGATCAAATTGCCGCCACAGTAGGTTGGTGGAGAGCAGATCTAGGAGTATTCCAGGATTCTGGCCTCACAACAGTAGCTGGGGATGGAGATCCTATAGGTGGTTGGGTAGACCAGGTAGGCAGTGTGGACATGATCCAAACCGTCAACCCCAAAAGACCTGTGCGTATAGCAGCAGATACTAGATTCAACAGCCAGTCTTCCATTGATTTCGATGGGGGAAACGATTTTCTGCGAGATCTAAACCCCTATAGGACATCAGATACTCAAGGCGAAATTTGGTTAATTCATGCAAAAGATGTCCCATCAAAAAATCACGCTCTGATTTCGGTTACTCAAGATGGTGCGCCTGGGCCCTTCTCATACATGTTCTGGTCATCTAAATATGGCCTCAATGACATTCAAATGTTCCATAAAGATCCGGCATTCCATTCAGATGCAGAACAGAGCATAACACCACTCTTAGTTCCTCACGCAGACAACACCCGTCAAATTGACCGGTGGCAATCCGATGACTCTATTTATGTCTTCGAGAGAGATGGCGTTCTATTTAATCACACCTCCACTTCGGGTGGAGATGACGGGCATTGGTTTGGTGATATGAGTGAGAATGAACGCTTTCATTTTGGCTGCTGGAAAACTAGCACAGAAGTAGATTTCTTTGACGGTCAACTAGCCGAAGTCATTGTTATGAACGCTGTCCTTACTATGTGTCAACGATTAGCTCTAGAGTCCTACCTCGGGGATAGATACGGATTCACCTTTCCAACCTAGGAGAATATATGCCTACTTCATTTGATTCTGAGTTACTGTGCATAGTGGCCGCAGCGGACCAAACTAAGTCTAATGACGCGGTGAGAACTGCCTTGGGCAGTGGTGAGGCGGATTGGTTTGACGTGGGAGTGAATGCCTCTGGTGATATTAAGATAGCAGTAGACCAGTATATGAGCAACGGGGCCATCAGCACCGCAGACGCAACCGCACTCAAAACTGAACTAGATTTACAAAGTGTGTCCTACACCTGGGTATTGAAGAACAGACTTATTGGTGAATCCACCGATATTGATGCCGAACTTGCCACACTAAGTCTCAAGAAACTCGAAGCCACGAACAAACTGGATCCCGCCGCATAAGGAGTATCATGAAAAAATTACTAGTGGGTCTCTTAACCCTGCTGGTAGTTGCTACTTGCTCACCACTGATTGACAAATACTATCACAGACCACACTTCTCAGATGAAGTAGTCGTAACTACCGCAGCCCAAAACGCCAAATACTGTTACACCACAGCTAGAGGCATCTATGTCTATCAGTATGAAGCGGATTGCCCACCTCCATACTATGTGGATGAAAGAGCTGCTGGGGTAGAGACCAGATTTGGTGCGCCAGAAGGTACCACTCAGGGCATGACTCTCATCTTTTTGTCAAAGTATATCGATATCTTTCCACGGGACGAAGAACCCCTAGGTTGGTGGATTGTGGGTTATGCCCCAGAAGGCGGAGTAATATTTGTGACATTGAGAAAGAATGAGTGGACCTGGGGATCAACTCTAGCACACGAGATTGGCCACTACATCATCCATCGGGCAGGCTACAGAGAACACGAAGAGATAGAAAAGAAGAAAAAGGGAATTTATCTACATGGGACTGAATTGGAAGCGGCTGCTGAGCAAATTGGACTGGACAGATATCTTCTCAAGAATACACGCTTTCATGGCCTCTTTAACCAAGTCTCGCCCATCACCAGGAGTGTCAGACCCAATGAATGGAAGAGCCCTTACTAAGATCATACTGCACTGCTCAGACTCTAGCTGGGGTAATGCGGCTGAGATAGATTCCTGGCATAGACAGAAAGGCTGGAATGGTATAGGATATCACTATGTCATCACAAATGGAAGGCCCAAATCAGGACAAGAATACTCCTACCTTCAAGACGGGGTGGTGGAAAAGGGACGAGACGAAGGCGTTATCGGAGCCCATGCCAGGGGCCACAATAGGGATTCGTTGGGGATATGCCTTATTGGCACTGATTACCTCTTTACTGTTGCACAGTTACGTAAAGCACTTTTCCTTGTAAATAGACTCAGAACCAAGTATACTATTCCAATAGAGCAAGTCTTTGGCCACTATCAGTTTGATGAAACTAAGACCTGCCCAATGTTCAGAATAGAGGATTTTAGAGCCCTATTGCGAGGGCCCCAATAAGAACCGCTTAGCGGACTAGGAGAGACAAATGGAATCAAAACCAGGGTATAAAACCACAGAATTTTGGCTAAGTCTAGTAGCAATCCTAGTAGGAGCAGCGCTGGCATCTGGGGCTATTGGCCTAGAGTCTGTCGAGGGCACGATTGTGGCCTTTGTGGCATCTGCTTTGACAGCTATGGGTTACACGGCATCACGCACACTAGGGAAATCTACTGCGGCCAAGGCCAGTGCTTTGACTGCAGCAGCGGAGGCAACCTCCGAAAAAAAGTAACTAGCGGGAGTGCCCCCAAAAGAGGCATAGCCCTGACTACTGATGGTAAGACTCTAGGCGCTCAGCTCTATATCCCAATAGCACAGGGTATGAATCTGGCCATAGACGCCGGCACTTCACTGAAGACTCTAAAGCCGAAGGTAGGCTTGGGGTTCACCTGGAGATTCTAAGTGGCCCTACAGACCTGGCTCATCATACCCGATTGCCACCATCCCTACGTAAATAAGAAAGCCTGGAAGCTAGTTCTCAAAGTTGCAAAGGATCTCAAACCCTATGGATTAGTATCTCTAGGAGACTTTGCTGACAATTACATGATAAGTCGTTATACGAAGGATCCCCACAGACTAACCTATGACCAGGAACTTGTGGCCGTGGAAACGGCCAGGAAACAACTAGATAAGCTAGGCGCCAAACGTAAGATCATTACGCTAGGTAATCACGAAGACCGCTACGAAGAATATATAAAGAAGAACACGCCTGAGCTGACGAGTAGAAGATCCTTTGATGATGAGACAGGATTTTCAGAAGCTGGCTGGGAAGTGGTGCCCTACCTAAGGGCCACTAAGATCGGCAAGCTCAATATCACGCACACCACTGGCAGATCTGGCAAACACGTGGCCACCGCTACGCTTCAGGACTACCAGCATAATGTAATGGTGGGACATGCCCACAGAGCACAGCTTATAGCCGAGGGAAATGCGGTAGGAGAAACCCACGTGTCTGTCTGTAATGGATGGCTAGGAGATGCCAATCAGATCGACTACACTCATAGGGTGAAAGCTTATAGAGATTGGACCTTGGCCTTCTCACTAGTGGGTCTAGATACTAGAACCCAGAACATCTATATAGACCTGAAGTTGATAGTGGTGGATAAGGGCAAGTATTCTTGCTGGGTGAAGGGAAAACTCTACTCAGTCTAGTTCTCATCTTCCTCTTCAATATATCTCACATCTATGGCATCAGTCAGTTCTAAGACAGTCATCACCTTTTGCCGTATGTCCTCAACCTTCTGAAGTTCTTGCTCTGCGTAGGGTGTTCTGATCACCTCAAACTCGTGCCACTTAGCACACTTAGGACATGAGGAATAAATTCTAGAACCATTACTTAGATCTTGCCAGTTCATGTATGAATAGTGGTTAGGCCCGCCCTTTGTTTGAAACCAGGATTTTTTACCGTGTTTGTCAGAGGCATCCTCCCTATTTCCCATGGGTTCCTTGCAAGAAAAGCAGAGAGTAGAAAAATTTACATAATCAAACGCCACTAGTTTTCTTCTTTCTTCTTTAGCAGTCTATTGATCTTGATCTCTAGGTCCCTGAAGTCCTTGAGATTAGAGAAGAATACTGGATCTTGCAGCATCTCTTTAGTCTTGACATGAAACAGCATACTTTGGGTGAAGGGATCTCGTCTCTCTACCCATTCTTTCTTGTCTTCTACTCGTCTCTCACAAGAGTTTATCAGTCTACGAGCCTCGTCTAGGACCTTCTCCTGGCTGAAGCCCTCAATCAATTGAGAACTAATCTGCCGGGTTTGGGAATCGATTATCCGCTTCAGGGTATTTATCTCGATTGCTGCTTCCACTAGTTCCTTCTTTATCGACTGGTTTTCTTCCCTTTGACTCTGCCGCTCTCTTCCTCTCCTTACGCTCATCTCTAAGTTCCTTTGCTGTGGGTTTGAAGTATACGTGGAATTCTGTCACTGGGTATATCACAGGAGTTACCCATCCTAGCAGGGATCCTGGCTCTAGGTGCATAGCAGTGTCTGTCATATTCGTGACGTGGGCTACTATCTCCCCATAGGATCCCATGGTAATAAACTCTATTTGCAGGCCCATAGTTAGAAGATTGTCTGGAAGAAACTGAACTTGGCCTGCTCTGCTGTCTAGTTTTTGGTGGTAGATACCTGTAGGTGCTCTAAAAGTCTCTCTAGGTAAGACCACCTCTGAAAAGTCATAGTCGGATATGAGACGAAGAGCTAGTTGTCCCTTGGTGAAGTTCTGTTCGATATAATGCTTGGCCGCCCTAGCCGATACCACGAAGCCCATCTTAATCGGGTTCTTGGCTGGCCGACTGCCTCGGAAGATCTTTGGCTCTACCACATACTCATCTAACAGAGTGGCAACCTCGGCATGCTTGAGCAGGTCATCCACTGTGATTCCCGTATCTTCAGAACAGCGCCTGAGCACATTGACATCTAGCATCTTATCACCGTGTATGAACTGCCTAACAGGACCCCAACTAGTGGCGCCCCAGCGCCTACACACCTGATCTGCCCAGTCCTTGCCCTGCCAGTGAGTCTCAAACCAGCGAGAGAGCGACTGACTAGTCTCTACTAGGTATTCTGGCACTCCTGTGAAATCTGGTCTAAATCTTGCCATCAGAATCCTCCTCGTCCAGCTCTTCTAGTTTTTCCTTGCAGAACCGGGCAATCACCCCAAATCCTGTCACCATCCCTGAGTAGTTCGCAAAGATCTCTTTCTCATCCCTTCTGTCAGCTCTTTCTTGGCAATTATCTTGAAGCTTCTCGGCTTCGGCAATTACCTCATCTAGAGCTGCTCGTCTGGCAAACTTCCAAGTCTCGGTAACGGCAAATACCCACCCATATTCAGATAGTCCCCCAGGTTTCCCATCACTCATTTCTTCTCTCCTGCACAGACCAAGTGTTTCAGTGTAATGGTTGCATCATCACAAATTAGGGCTCGTGTTTTTGAAACTACCGAACAAGGATTATCCAAGGCATCACAGACGTATCGATGTCCATCTATTCTAAGGCTAGACACACAACTCACTTCTTGAAATTTCATCCCACCTCTAGGGGAGTAAACGCCACAAGAGAGCCCAATTACAACTAGGGGGGCTAATAGTAATGAGATCATACTTCCTCTCCTCCAGGAATAGCGTTTAAGAAACTCTCTAATTCTTTCATGGCAACACGGGCCGCTTTCCATAACACTTTTAGCTCTGGATCTTTTATGTCTTTCTCAGACATGTAATTAGTTACCGCATAACCTAGACCCTCCCATTCTACTTTGTCTCTTACTTCTTCGTTTGTCATACTTCCTCCATTTTTTCCCAGTTCTTACCCACACTTACCTCAATTGGAAATTCCATATGATTCCCACAAATCTCTAGTGCCTGAGGCATTTCCTCTTTAAGTATATCTACCAGTCTATCAGGATCTGGTCCTTCTAGCAATAGCTCGTCATGCACCTGGGCCAGCAAACTCTCGCCCTTATCCCACCGCAGTCTCTCTGCCACCTTTAGCATGACGGGATTCATCAGATCTGCGGCTGTGCCCTGAATTGGATAGTTGAACATCTCTGTGGGCTTGAACTTGTTCAGGTAGAAGTGCAGCTTGCGGCCAGAGAGAGGCATCTCTACATATCCACAGTCTCTGACTCGCTTCTTCTGTTTCTCTTGCCACTCAAAGATGCCAGGAAATAGTCTGCGCCGCACCTCCTGAACTCGCTTTACGGCCACTAGGGTTAGACCTGGAAAGGTCTCTAGGCCCTGTTTCAGAAGAGTCTGGGCACTAGACCCATAGTTATCTCCAAAGTTAAAGACCTTGGCAAAGTCTCGCTGATGTTTGAGCACCTGGTCCTCGGGTGTCCCATTCATTTCTGCCGATAGATAGCCATGCACATCTCTTCCAATTCGATAGAATTCTAGAAGGGTGGAATCTCCGCTAACAGCGGCAATGATTCTCAGTTCCAATTGGCTCTTGTCTGCCCTCACTAGCCACATGCCGTCTCTGGCCCTGATGAGTCCTCTGAGCCCTGGCCGTAAGACTTTCACCTTCCCATCGATTTCCTTCTTATGGGGCTTGGGCCAATTCTGCATATTAGGGTCTTCACAGCTGGCTCTAAAGGTAATGACATGCTCAAATTTCCAGTGAGGATGAAAGCAGCCATCAGCATGAATGGGGGCGCCTACTAGGTAGGTGTTCTTCAGTTTCGACCAGCCTCGGTGTGCGGATATGATCTTAGCTACTCTCTTGGCTTCTGTGGTTCCGGTGGATTGGATCTGGAAGAGGGCCTCGTGATCTGTGCTGGCCAAGCCCGTGTCCTTAGAGAACACTCTAGGTGTCAGGCCAAAATGAGAGTAGAAGAGTTTCTTCAGTTGGGCAGGACTAGCAGCCAAGCGTCTCGGGTCCTCACAGTCAAATCCCACATCATCCAATGTGGCTCCCAAATCAGATTCTATTTTCTCTAGGGTCTCGGTGGCCAGGTCTGTGAGTTCTTTTCTCTTCTCTAGGTCTACCTGGATACCCACCTCTGTCATGGCTATGCCTACTTCAGAGAGTGCCATCGACATCTCATAGGTGCTCGAAGCGACAGAATCTGCCTCTAGCTGGGCTTTGAAAGAGTGCCGAAGTAGGATAGTTTGGTAGTTATCCTTGGCGTTATAGGTCTTCAGTTTCTCTATGTCCACCTTAGCCCAGAGTTCTGAGCCCTTGAGGTCTTGGTCATTATTCTGGAACTCGGTCTTCCATCTAGGGGAACCAAACTCTCTATTTGCTATCTCCCCCAGGGCATGCCTACCTCGAGTGTTCAGCGCAAAATCGGCAGTCAGCGTATCAAAGTAGGGCCCTGACAGAGTGATTCCATTGGCCTTACAGGCCAGTCTATCGAAATTCCTGTTCTGCAGCGCCTTCTCTAGGGGTCCAGCGTATAAAGCACGCATCAGCCGCTCACATTCAGAGTTCTCCGGGGGCCACATGACAGAGACTGCCAGTTTCGTATTTGCCACCCCTAGACACCTGATCCTAGAGTCAAATACTGTGTCACCAATGGTCTCTACGTCTACTCCTATCGGCCCTCCACTCCCGAGAATTTCCTCTAGGGCTTTGACCATCTCAGGTCCTTCTTGCGTGATAATCTTGGACCAGCGGTGTGCGGGGGGTTTGCCATTTAGCCAATCTCTAGCCCTGAAGAGCCTTATGCGCCAAGCCGGGTAGTGAATAGGATCTGCCAGAACCTCTCGAATAGACCTCATGGGGTATACGATCAGGTCCCTCCCTCGAAGGGGCTCTATGAGATCTTGGTCGTTTACTGGATATCCTTGCCAGCCGTTGGCAGACTTCTTACTTGGCGCAAGCGTCCTAAGAGCTTCTGACCCAAACACCAGAATCAGGGACTTGTCTGCCAGGCTCTCTAGCTCTGCTACTAGTCTTGGTCTGCAGGCATCTAGGGCGGGTTTCCATAGTTTCTTTTTGAAGTGGGGAGGCGGTTGGCACAGAACTGCTTTGGTAAGGATTAGGTCTGCCCTGGACCAGCCTAGTTCTTTGAAGAGGTCGTTTAGGAAATAGCCATCAGAGCCACGGAACAGAACCTTCTTATTTATGTCTACTTTATAGGGATGATCCCCTACAATGGCTATGCGAGGGTGTGCCTTATGACTAGACTTACCTAGCACACAAGGTCTCTCTTGTAGAGGACACTCAGAGCATAGGGCCAGCGGAGCCTTAGTCATTTGGGACTAAAGAAAGAAGCCAGTATAGTAATAGGATAAGTCCCCCAGCGAAGAGAATTTCCTGCACTAGCTCAGCTCATTATCTAGAGAAGTCAGTAGATCATCTAATTGCTGCAAAATCTCAGTCCCCTGTCTCAAGACCATAGCAGCCATGCCATAATCTGTCCTGTCCATAGCTTCATTGATAAGAGCCGCGACAGTAGTCTGCAGGGTGGCAATCTCAGTCTTGACAGGTGTGATCTTTCCCTTAAGGGCATCCTTGGCAGCCTGTGGCAAATCTTTTCTTTGTGTGGGCGGCATGTTCTAATCTCCTATTGTGTGGTGCTTACAGTCTTGTTTTCCAAAATGAGCATGGGGCACTGTGTGGCTAGCAATACTGACAGATTTTCCCTTGATCTTCTCAGTGGGACACGGGCTACCAAAGGAAATCAAGCCGTCACATACAGCACACAATATAGGAGCAGCAGTATCTGAGGATCTCTGGTTCCAAAGCTTATTTAGTTTTTCTGGTGGGGGCATACTATTCTCCAAATATTCTTTTAGCAAGTGGTTCTGTGCAATTGGGCCTAGCACAAAAAAGGGTGTAAACCTTCTTAGATCCCTCGTCATGATGGGTTATTGTGCCCCACCTATGATACCCCAACCAGCACAAGAATCTGCCTATCATTTCTTCCTACCGTGTCCGGGATTATCTTTCTTATTTTTCGTCTTGCGAGACTTCCCTGCTTTGTCCAGAGCTATAGCTACTGCTTGCTTCTGTGGAACTCCTTCTTTAACTTGTGTTGAGATGTTCTCGCTGATTGTCTTTTTGGATTTACCCTTCTTGAGTGGCATCTAATTTCTTCCTTTCTGATAGGTAGGTTCTAGCTTTACAGCCCAGACAATCGTCGTCTCCGCAAAGTTCTATAGTGGGTTCGTATTGCGTCAGGCAGCCATAAGTATCTATAGTAAACTCCGCCAACTCATCCCGCTGCGCTACGGCCTCGACGACTTTGTTGACTAAATGGGAGATGTTTTTCATCATGACATTTTCACGTGCGACTGATAGCTGCTCAAAATCGAGATCCAAAATCTCCTTAAACCACTCCTCGGCTGTCTTCGGCTTATCGGTCATTTCTTTTTCCCCTGCTCTGTTCTATACAGAATTTTCTGGTAAATTAGGTCACAGGTTGTGCTTACTGAGGGTTTCCTGCGAGAAGCCAAGAAGATAGCATACTCTATGTCCACTCCCCCGATGGCCTTGTCCTCATAGTCTCGTATGCCCAGGGCTCCCCAAGCTATATCCCCCCCAGATCCTATGCAGTCAAACTTCTCTATTTCATAGTAGTGCCAGTCCTCCCCCAAATAGAAGAGCTTAAGCCCTATAGCTATGAGCCACTCAGAACACTGGAGAAGATCATTGGCGTCAATTCCGTGGGCCACAAGGCACTTTCGCATGGCAGGGATCAATTGCAAAGAAAGATATTCTTTCGGGTTTCTTTTGGCAGGTTTGGGGGGTTTGAGCTGGTCTAGTATAATCTGTGAGGGTCGGCCATTGCCAGCAGTGCCAATAGTGAGCCAGGGTTTTATCTGCTTGAGCTTAGGGGCCCCTCCATCTACATATTGATCCTCACCTAGAGAGGTTCTCTTATCGGCGCCTAGGATGACAGTGCCAGTGTCGGTCTTAAGCCCTATGATGCAAGTCATTGGGAACTCCTTGGCTTGTGAGATGATAGCCGTCACAGTGTGGACACTCATAGATTCTCATAGGACCTCCACCACTCCAGCAAGTGAAGTCCCCAAAAAACCTGGCATCTTTCTCGGTGGGATATCTACGCTTATTCAGGCACATCTTGGACAGTTTCTTTTTCTCCTCCATGGGTCTCCTCCTCTCGGGCGAGTAGAAATAGGATCGAGGCACCAGCATGAGCCAGATGAGAAAGACCTGTCTCAGAATCATACCTCTCTCCCTGGGCCCACTGGGATAAGTGCCGGAAAGCCGCCCCCAAATAGCGTCTTAGCGGTTTGACTTGGCGCCAGTTATCATCAGCATACTTCGCAGCACCTAAAGTGAGAGCCTTCGTGACCTCATCTAGGGCGTCCCAGGGCACCAGCTCATAGCGAGGTTTGTCTGCATCAAATTTCTTACCCGGCTCTGGCTCACCATCAAGGAACATATCAGAAAGGTTAGATCCTTCGAGTTTCTGCACCGTATTTCCCGGGTAGGCTTCTCCCACCCACACATGGCCAGCCGCATCAGCATAGACTCTAGGCTCAGGAGTTTTATGCTTGGAAGGTTCAGGACTGGCAGCCGTAGCTGCGGACGGCTGAGGGCTCATAGATCCTGAATAACTGCCGCGAAGTCCGTCTGGTAACTTATACTCACTCATTTCAGTGCCTCATAGCTTAGTAGTAATGTGCTGATGTGGATTGCCTGGTCAAATCCTATTACCACAAAGAACCAATGAACCTTTCCTTTGGCCCATAATCTACTGCTCCATCGTGAAGTTACCCAGTCCGTGGCAAAATGCGCCAACCCATTTACCAAGGCAAAGAGAGGCCCAAAGAATAGCAAGGGTAGGGAATACACCACCACATGAAATGCCAGCCATTTGTTGCTCTTACGCTTATTCTTAGCCATTTGGTCACTCTGCAACACAAAATCTGCCACGAAGTGCAACCAAATTAGGATTATTAGGGGTGCCATTAGAGTTCAATACCTCCCACTTTGACAATCATATCAGATCTTTTGAGCGAGTAGGAATACTTTCCTGTTCTACTGTCTGGCTTAGGGGGATAGAGTATTCTGACCTGAAGGGGGAAGCTTGTATCTGCTATTTTTGTGACCCAACCTAGTCTGAGACCCCGTGTAGTGCCCCATAGGACAGTATCTCCCTTGGTCAGGGGTCTCCCAAACATGTCTTTCATAGTAGCTCCTTTCGGATCAGTATAGCATAAAGAAAACCCCACCACAAGGGCGGGGTTCTCAGTCCAATAGATCTTAAACATTTCTGCCTAGGAGCCGGTTGGGGGGTTAGATTTTAGAGTCCAAGTGGAGTCGCAGTGAATGCATCATTATAGGACTGGCCACCAAGAATCTGGACACCATTGGCAATTTCGGCCTCTTTATAGACATTAGCTTGACCATCCCACCAAACAGAGAACTCGGAATCATTAGACGTGACAGTGGTCGCCTGCACAGTAATAGTTCCATTGAGAGTGATTTGGGAGGTAGTTGCATCATGATTTAGTGTGATGTCCGTGTCAGTAAAGAGTCTGGCAGCCTTAGGGGCGGTCGCCCCATAAGTCCCACCATGACTCATAATGACAATTGTGCCAGTCTGTAGACTCGTGTCGGGATTAGCCGAATCTGAGGTGAAACCAGTAGATTTCAATTGTCCTAATCTTTGGAAGCCATTTCCGGATAGCTGCAAACTTCTATTCAAAGTGGTGAAGTTCGGGATAAGTGAGGGGTTAATTGAGTAGACGCTGATAACATCACCAGTTGCCAGAGCGGGTGAGCCACTGAAAGAGATGCTGGTTAGGTTATTAACCGACAACAGGGGCGGTCCCTTGAAGGTGGTAGCAACACCAGGATTAGTGAGAATAGCTCCGTCTGCTTTACTTCTATTGGTCGGGGTATCAGGTAGAGTGATAGTTACTTGAACAAGTTTGCCATCAAAAAAGACGGGACTTGCAGCAGCGGTGTCAACGCCTTGACCATTTAAGTTAGAGACAATGCCATTTCTGACATCCGTCCCAACAGCAGACGCTTTCATAGTTATACAATAGTTAATTTGTCCCATATGGGTTTTCCTCCGAGGTTAAGCAATAATATTAAAAGTATGGGTTCCAGGAGATGTCGGGAGAGTCATATAATCATCAGTAGCTGATGTTTGGAGCTTAGCGGTAAGAGTTTCAGCTGCTACATAAGTTTTAGTTGCTCCAGAATCCACATCAAATGCCGCATCCACTGTGACAGCCCCCTCTTCAATAGAGACTAGAGTCAAGGTAGGAGCAGCTACATCTGCGTCAGCCACAGCTTCTCCGCCAGTAAGAACATGGCCCGGAAGTGCCGAACACCAGACATGCTGTTCCCCGTTGGAATCTTCTAGTTTGAAGGTGACTCTCTCTGTGTGAGAACTAGCGGCATTGAGGACTGCAGCACTGACTGGCCTGTTATTTCCTACTGGAATGATACTTATATCACCACTAAGGGCAGTAGCCATACAGTCTGCGAGACGCCTCACTTGGTATGTGGTCATTCTCAGGTCATCTTGAAGACGCCTGATTTCTTTGGTCTCAGTTGCTGCGGCCACTCTGTCTGATAATTCTTCAATTGCAAAGGTAAGATTAGGTGTATTTGCGAGAGGCTTCCCACTTTGTGTGACTGCCTTTCTTACTGCTTTTGGGTCATCTGCCATATATTATTCTCCTAAAATGTGATCACAAAGTGAAATGATATCCTGCCAGGGGGGCAGTGTCAAGGTATAGACGATAGAATTAGTCAGAAAGTTCCCCGTCAATATTCTCCTGCTGGATTATATCCATTGAGGGATATTGTAGTGCTGTCAAGAACTTGAAATCCTTCCTATTATAAACGCCACCAGTATCAATATTCGCGTAATAGTCTGTAATGATTGGCTTTTTTGCGGGCGTATGCCCAAATATGTGAAATCTATCCTCTAGTCGAGCAGGCTTGCCCCGATACCACAGAACTGATTCATTAATATCCTCTTCAGTCAAGGCCAGCGTGGTGGCATATCTAGAGATATCATAGCTAGTCAGGGGACCATAAGGCCTCACACCAGAATGAGAGACGAAGAGTCCTATATCTGGAAAGTCTAAATGAAGTGGCAAAGTCTCAAACCAATCCAAATGCTCGTCTAACCCCTCATCCGCTGGTCCATAAGAGGCTCGCCCCTGCTCGCCACCATTCCACAGCCAGCAACCTTGAGGATAGAGTCTACTCTTGTGTTCTCGTCTCAGATGATCCAGCGCCATATCCTCGTGATTTCCTCTCACGCAGTGATGGCCCCCCTCTTTGACAATCTCGACTACTGCTCTAGAGTCTGGCCCTCTATCTATGAGATCCCCTACAAAGCAGAACCCATCAGGATCATCGGGACACTTCTTCATTAAGGCTTCTAGGGTCTTGGGCAATCCATGAATATCACCTATCACTATCATTCAGACTCTCCTCTTTCTGGTCCCAGGGTGGGTCATGAGCCCACAAGCAGCTTTGAAGCTTAACCTTGCATCCCCGTATCACTACTTCATTCACAGAAATCTATAGGACGTCCCCTCTAGGTCAAGCCCTCAGCACAACTGCGGGGTCAGGGGTTCTCTCCAGATTTCCTAGCCTGGGTCAGGTAGACATTACCCGGTCTACCAGCGGGAGAACTTTTCCGTGTCCCGCTCAGTAGCTCCCTGTAAGAGTTTCCTGATTGGGCTAGTGCATTGGGCACCACCTTTCTGCCTAGAAGGGCACTTCGTCATCATTCTCGAATCGTTCTACTGCTTGGTCGTCATTCGGGGTCTGGAAAATAGACTTGATCTCAAAGTAGCCATTATTGTTCTCTTTCACTGTGCCGAAAAACCTATAGTTGTCAGTCACTTCCGAGTCGATGTTACTGGCAATATGAGTCGCCATCTGCTTCACTACGGTATTACAGGCTGCCTTCATCTCTTCTGCTTCGTCTCCACTAATCTCAATATCGGTATCGGGATGCGTCCAGATCTTAGTGTCATTGTCAAACTGGGGATACGGCGGTAGATCCGCACCTCGGCCAGTGGCCTTCAAGTAGCGTCGGAACCCAGTAAATACGAAAGGCTTAGGCACATCTGGCACTTGGACCATCCCGCCCGCAGGAATAGCCTCCTGAAAACCCTTGTCTACTAATTGCTTCTCTTTGGCCTCTAATGCCTTGGAAGGCAATCTAAGAGGTAGCATCAAGAGAAAAGAGGCCCGGGTTCTGCGCACATTGCCCTCAAAGTCCAGCGGAGCACAGGTGAAACGCACATAGGGTTGGCCCCCACCAATGACGTCGCCCTTTTTATCAAACTTGTTCTTGCTGATGTCGCTGACACCCTTCTGGATATCAAATTCATAGACATGTGCTTCATCAAGAGTAGGCCCCCGAAACCTCTTCTTGCGCTCTTGGCCATCCAACTTAATGGATGCAATCAGCTCATCACTGGTCATGTTTTCAAAATTATAGTTTGCGAAATCTACTGACATATAAGTGTCCTCCTAGAAAGATTCTGCTGATTTTCTAATTTTCTGAAATAGTAGTCTAAGGTTAGCTGGCTCTGTGGGATTTGTCAAGCTCTGTTGGAATCTATTCTTCCCTAGAGCCCCACCCGTACCCTTAACCTGGAATTGCCGTTGAGTCTTACCCCCGATAACCTTAGATCCCATGGGCAAAACTAGACTACAGGCACTGATCCAGATTCCGTAAGCTGAGCCAATGATGTCTGGGATAATACCCGGCACATCTGAGAAGTCTCCCATGGCCTTGGCCCGTCTCTTGTCGTCATCTTGGTTGCTGATGTCTTTGTGTTGAGCGAGAACCACCACATGAGGTTTCATACAAGACAGGGTCTCAACTAGCCTCAGGTTCTCTTCTCTAACTTTACCCCAATTCCTCTGGCTATTCTTGTCCTTCACTGCGGGGGGCTCATCCCCAGTCTGCAAGCCAAAGTAGTGGGCAAAGAGTCTGTTGTTAAATTGCGTGACAGTGTCTAGAACTATGACTTTGATCTCTGGAGACTTGGCTACCACAGCCAGATACTTATACATCTCTCTCTTGAACTTATTGAAATCGGATATCCGGTGGAGATTGACCTTAGGGGCATCGAGACCCAGCTCTCCCAGACCTGACAGGGCACCCTTGTCAAACTGCAGCACAAAGACATCCTCCAGGAACTTAGGCTCCTTAGTAGGGACCTGGTCTGGCCAGTAGTCGCTGAGTGATAGTGCTGCTATGGACTTACCAGCATTGTTGGGGCCATAGAGCATTACCCAGTCATCTACTAGGAAATCGTCACTGTTCTTGGGAAATTTGGCTGTCGTCATCTTCTCTCCGCTCGTGGCTGTCCACTGGTCTTATAGTTCTAGTTTTCATAATACCTCGAAGTTGGTCAAAGGACATAGGAAATAGCATAGCCTCTTCTGTGTCCAGCCCCACATCCTGGCGCAATTGCCCCTCGTCTTTTGGCAGTGTCCCATGACAGTGACCGTGTAAATGCCAAGATCCCCTGTGCCTTTGGTGCCACGTCTCATATGGGAAGTGGTTCAGCACAATATGCTGATATTCGTTTTCACTACCATTCCAGACCATGATTTCCTCATAGAATCCCACGCTGTCAAAAAACCTTATGTGCTGTGTGGGGGTATACCACTTATCGTGATTTCCAAAAATAAGGTGTTTATGCCCCTGAAGTTGCTTGAGAATCTTTGTGGTCTCGTCTGCCTTTAGAAAACTGAGGTCCCCTAGATGAAATACCACGTCTTTGGGTTTTATGTAGTAGTTCCAGGAGTCAATCATCCACCTGTCATGTTCTTCAAGATTAGTGAAAGGCCTTTCCATGAAGTTTAGAATACCTCTATGTCCGAAATGGGTATCAGAAGTGAACCATACTTGGCCAATCTTGTTCTCATACGGTCTGAACTTTCTTCGTTTTCCGATTTTCACCTGGCCTCCTGATATCCCTTGCAGCTTCCATCTACTAGGAAAACACAGGGCTTGTTCCAGTTGTAACAGTTGTTAGGTCTCGGATACTCTGGCCCAAATACGTCATAGTGCTGCCGAGCTGCTGTTAGAATTCCCTTTACTTTCGCTTGCTTAGCGGGACCAGGGCTGGGCAGGATCTCTATTCCCTTGTCCCACAGTCTTGCCGGTAGAGTCTTAGTGGGATGGATCACTCCGATGATTAGCATGCCGAGACAAGGGTCATCTGGGTGTAGGGCATTCCACAACATTTGGTAGGAATTTACTTGCAGGGCTCCTTGGAAAGTGTCGAAGATGGTGACACTGGGCTTTTTGGTTTTGGTTTTCCAGTCGAGCAGGTAGAGTCCTGGCAAGATGACGAGATCAAACTTCTCTTCGAGCTGGGCCGCCGTGTCCTCAGAGATTCTAACGACCATATCGACTTTGGCTGTAAATGGAAGGATACCGACCATGGATTCATCTGTGGCCTCCAATAGGACTTCGCAGCCTAGAACTTCTCCTAGACCGTCTTGTCCAAAAGTTTCTTTGTATAGTTTGAACGTGTTCCATACTGCTGCAAGATCGGGCTTGACCTCAAACTCATCTAGAGGAAAGGCCCAGTCCTCCCACTCGCCATTGTGATAGATTTCTGCCAGCTTGTGAAAGAGAGTCCCTCCCCTAGCTGCAGGACCAGTATCCCTACCAGTTTTCTGATTCAATTCGTATTTAAGTGGGCAATAGAGCTGAGCTTGCCAGAAAGAACCTCCCCAACCAGAGCCGCCACCCGCAGAGAACAGTTCAGCTAGATCTAGGATTTTGGGATCACTCATCAGAATCCTCCTCAAATATCTTCTTTAAGCGCAGATATTCCCCATGTTCCTTAAACTTTTCTTTATGTTCTTCTTCTCGTTTTTCTGAGGCTCGTTTATACAACTCCTCTCCAGTGAGAGGTCTACTTAATACCAGATATAAATCTTTGCTAGAACACTCATAGCAACCATATTCTGTGGACTCTATTGAAATCTCAGTAAAAACTTCCATTCTATCGGGCATACCACTTCCAGCTGCACTATACTGTGATATTCCTATTTCTTTTCCAAGAAACTCTGTTTTCCATGCGGCCAATTGGGCCGCCACCTCATCAACAGTCCCACTCAAAACCTCGGCTATCTGCCAGTGCCAGTATTTCAGGTGAGTGGCAGTTTCTTCCAGATCACTCATCTGCCAGCTCCTGAGGACTTCCCTCGAATCTTTTCTTTAGCTCCCGATACTTATTGTAATCCACAAGATTTTGGTATTCTATCCGAGACTTAGCTTGCCTAAGTTGGTCTGCCCTTTCTTTCTCTACATTAGCCTCAAACTCTTCCTGGGTTTCCCTTCTGAAGACATAAAAAGTGAAAGTCATATCCTCTAGAATGTGGCCGTCCCACTCTGTCTCGTATTCTATCTCGAACTCTATTCCCTCGATGCGCCCCCCATCAATTTCATAGCCCTTATATTTAGTCTCAATATTTCTTATTTTGTCAGATAACTCTTTCAGATTAAATAAGGGTTCACTACCCAACTGATCGAACTCGATTTGGTCTATTTTCACTGATAGTTTTTCTGGTCTTTTTGCTTCCATTAATAGTCTCCTATCGTGTCCATGATTTCTGATATCATTTCCTGTGCTTTTTGTTCTGGCATTCCTTCTGCTGTCAATTCCCCCAGCACTCCCTTAAGTGCTTCTTCATTGCTACCTGCCCGGATGATCTTGCTATGCGTCACTATCCTCTCTGCTAGAGATAAAGCTATCACATCATCCTCACCACGAGTAAAGACTGTAATGTCCGTGTTCTCCTGAGAGCTGAGTCGATTGAGTCGCCCAAGGCTCTGTGCCATTGTTGCTGGATTGCCTAAGATTTCAGCATACAACACATTTCGGGCATGTGTCAAGTCAATTACTTCCTTGGTGCTATCTATGGTGCAGATGATAACGGATCTCTCGCAGCTCTTAGCATGATCTACTAGGTTGTGCCGTCTGACAGGAGTCTGCCCGCCATGAAACTGGACCACCTCGGGGGCATTCTTTCCGGCAGTGTGCATACTGATACTCTTGGCCAGGTTCTCGGCAGACTTGCGCCAGTAGGTGAACAAGATGAGATGCTTAGCCCCCTGTGCCAAATGATCCTCTATCCATTGCTTGGCGGCTACCATGTGATTGTCTACCGGTTGCAATTGCACAGAGAAGGGGGGCAAGAGACCTGCCAGGTCACTCTTCGTAATACGAGAAGATACCCGCTTGATCCTTTGTTCCAGTTCGTAAATTTTTGCTGGGTTGGGAGTGTCCCAGACTGGGTAGCCAGCATCATTAAGCCTCTCCTGCATATAATGGCCACGAAACTCGTAGTAAGACCCAAAGCGCTTGGGCCAGGCTATGTCAAGCGGGTGCCACATGGAATCTGGTCTAGTGGTGATGAGTGTGCCAGTCATGAGTAGTCTGAAGGCTTTGGGAAATTGCTTGGTCCAGAGTCCCGCTTCCATAGATTGCTGCGAATCCTTACTCATGAGATAGTGGGCCTCATCAAAGATGATAGCGTCCAGATATGCTGGCCGAGCGAGCTTCCCTAGGAGTCTGTAGGAACAGACTGAGATTCCATACCAATTGCCTGCCGCGGCCTGTTCTCCAGATTCTATGAGTTTGACTTCTGGGTGATTTTGCCACCATTTTCCTAGGTGAGAGGTTTCAGGTCTCTTGGGATTCCACCAGACTCGGCGCCCCATAGCGGGGACCACAACCAGAATACTCTTGGCACCTCTAGCCTTGAGAACCTCTATTACTTGCGGGGACTTGCCGCAGCCCATCTCATCATTGAATAGCCAGGCAGCATCTTGGCATAAAGCCTCATCTACACCCTCCTGCTGTAATGGGTATAGCTTGTCATACTTGTCAGAGAGATGCCGCAAGATAGGCTCATCTGGATCCTCCCACTTAATTCTGTAGTCCATTTTCTGAGCTATTGGTTCTATCATTTCCACCACTTCCTGTGGAACTAGCCAGCTCTTGGATCCCTTTTGCCACCGACTGCCAGGGACTTTCACTAGAGATTTCAATGCCAGGAATCTCTCTGAGTCTTCCCATGGGAATTTGACATTCCAGAGCCAAGACACGGGAGATGGAGTAACTAGAAGCTCACTCATCAGAACTCTCTGCCAGATAGGATTGGGCTTTGCACCCGGCACACTTTCCACACCTTTTCCAATCTAGATCCACACCAGCATACTCCGCTGACATAACCGCAGCAACCTCATTCGCACAAACTATAAACTTGCACGTCTGAGCCAGCTCATCTCGCTGTTCTCGAAGTCTCTGATTCTCCCCAAGCAGTGTAATGTTATTCTCATTTGCATTATACAACTCCTCTTCAGCTGCAGTTTTGGCGTGATCTAGACTTTGATTCCTGTGTCTGGTTTCTTCCCATTTACTTTTCCATTCTTCAGCTGTTTTTGGTTTGTTATCTGTCATGTCTTTCCCCTCTCAAAATCACCACACCAATCAGCGACCCATACTTTGGGAAACTCGGGGTTAGGGCTCCCATATCTGCAATACCCCTGACCGACATCCCCCCAAAAATCTTTTATATAAAACCGACACAGTTTGCAGGATTCTTCTTCTGGCTTTTTCCACAGTTTCTTTTCTGTTAGCTTGTCACTCATAGGCCCCCCGACTCAATTACAGTTGCTAAGGCTACCGCTATAATTAAAATTGAGATCCCAAGGCACGCAAATAAGCACCCTAGACCGTCGGCAATATCTCCATTCATTTTTGTCCTTCCAGCCTCCATATCAGTTTGCCATTCTCTCTCTCAGATACCAGCTGCCCGTCCTCTGCTAGAGTATTGATCACAATATCCACCTCCCCGTCCCTATAGTCTTTCTTCAAGTAGGCTATTAGTTTTCTATCTGTCATGCTCTTCTTATCCGCCAAGTGCCCCGCCAAGTCCCTGGCCGTATCCTGAATTCTCTTTGCTAGCTGGTCTGGGTCAGTCTTCTCTTCTGGAGTTTCTTCTTCCACATAGTATAGCTGCGCTGGGCTTGTGTCGTCTTTCGGTATGTGCCACTTGATCTCATATTTTTTGTAGGCAGCCTCGCGGAACTTAGTGTGCAGGAAGATTCTCTCTTTCTCGATGGGGTCATTCTTCTTCTCCTTATAGGGCCTGAGTCCTATGTGAACATCATAGAGTCCCGAGAAGGCACTAGTTCCGCGAATATCCTCATCGATATCTTGCACTCCATACAGAGGATTTGATTTCCTTACATGATAGACACTCATGACGGTGCAGTCAAACCTGGCCCGAGTTACCCGCAGAATATCAAAGATGTAATCCATCTCTCGCTTGTCATTCTCGTTGGCGTTGTGCATATGTGAGAGGGGGTCCAGCACTACCATGTCTGGCTTATAGATCTCTAGCTTATTGTAGAGCCATTCTAGCCACTTCTGTTTGCCGCGCCGATCTATCCAGTCTAGTTTGATGTAAGGCTCATACTGGAAAAGGAAGTTTTCCTGCAGTAGCTTAGCCTGTTCCCCCTCCGCTATCTTAGACCAGACAGTCTTCTCAGATTTGCCACGATGTTCAATAGTTCCGAAGTGTCTTGTGAGATCTACTCCCAGACCGGTCCAGACTTTGTGTAATCTAGAGGCGAGATCCCTGGGCGTGCTCTCCTGTTCTATGATTAGGACCCTAGCCGGCTCCGGAACACGGAACTTACTATCCCCCTGGCCCAGAGCTATTTGACTGCAGGATCTCAGCATAGTGTAGGACTTACCCACCTTGGCTGGCCCAGTGATAAAGCCTATACCGCGGTGTGGTATAAGACCCTCCATCAGCCACTTCTTTTCAATCTGGGGGGTTGCTATCCACTCAGTAACTGGCAGAATCAGTGGCAAGTCCTCCTCTATCTGGCTATACCTCTTCATGGAAAGGCCCTTTCCAAGTCTCACCGGCATCACGAGTATCTTCTCTGAAATTGCAATACTCACAATGCATCGCAGCAAAAGAAGTTCCCCTACACCCGTTTCTTATCAATTTTACCTTACACCTAGGGCAATTTCTATCAGGAGTCTGAAAACAATTTGTTGAGTGAAAATCGTCCCACTCTCTTCGATAGGGCAAATTCCCCACATCTACCCAATGCTCCCACATCTTGTCCAGTTCTTTTTGTGTCATTTCAATCAAATCCGTGTCACAATCGCCTCCATACCACACACGCACACCGGTATACTTAGTCTTGAAATAGAGCATTAATTAGACAAGATCCCCACCAGGTCCACGATCATACCCCTCACCATAATATCTTGGCCAAATATTAACTTCAATGCAGGGAAATTGGGGCCCCTCATAATAAAAATCTTCTGAAGATTTCAGATACTGTTTCACCGATTGTCGGTATAACCTCCAAAGAAACTTTCTCCGTATCTGTGAACTAGTTGCCTGTCCATTTCCGCCAGCTCTTTCTCATTCAGCTCACCCAGATTATCTAGCCAAAGAATTGCATCAACTCCCATAATAGTCCTCCCTAGACTCTTCTCTATTCTGCCCAGTCTGTGCCATTACCCTATTCTTGGTGTCACTGGCCATCAGAGATGGCCGATAGTGAAGCAAAATCACTCTTCTTCCTCTTCTTTTTTTGGCATAGAAATTTTTATTTTAGTGAGTTTTCCGGCCTTATCACGTAACCCCCCTATTTTCATATGGCTTAGACTACCTGATGCGGCGTGTATTTCTTCTATCCAGAGATCTTCGCCTGTTTTCATTTGACTTCCTCCTGATTACCGTGTAATATTTACACTATGGACACGCACATTCTAGCCTGTAGCTCTTGTAATACTCATTGGCTTACCACCAAAGAACCTGAAGAGGCCAAGTGCCTGTTATGCCCAAAGTCTATTCTCCTGTTAGTCTCTTAGTGAACAGTCTCTCCGGTTTTTGGGGGAACTATTCCCGTTTCTAGAACAAGAGTGCTCGCAGATCTATAATAATTATTGAAAATTGAATCTGTAGAGACTCCCGGGGGTTGATCTTGCTTCATAGCCTCATAAGTTCCACATAATACCCCCAGCATTCCAGCAAAAATCATATCTTCGGCCACCTTTGTCCTAGCTTCAATAGCGCTCTCCAGGTCTTTTCCAAGTTCTTTATCAATTGCTAAGAAATCCGCCATAAGAGCCGGGTCCGCTTCCATTCGTATTCTCAATTTCTCGGTTTGTTTTTTTAGTGTCTGGGTAGTGTCTCCCAGAGCTTCCCGAACACATTCCAATAAAGCGCCTTCCAGCTCGTCATTTGTCATTTTCTTTCTCCCAGTTCTCGTAGTCCACATCTAGTTTCCACTCATCTAGCATCTGATCCATGAACCTTGGCGCTTGGGCCCAATACACAGAATCTTCTTCATAGAGTTCTATAGCTCTTTCACGAAACCAAGCTATCAGACTCTGTTCAGCATTGTGCTTCATTTGGGTTCTTAGGTGTCTTTTACTCATCTAGCCTCCATTGTGTCCACTTAGTTCCTACATATACGTCTCGCTCTTCTAGAGCCTCTACCCATTGCGAAAGAGTGAGAATACGTTCCCAATCATCTTTATGCCCCCCAATTCTTTGGTAATCCTCTCCTCCATCCACAAAAACAGCACCACAGCTGCAGCTCTTGAAGTCGTGTCGGGAGAATGACCTAATTACATAGTTGCACTTCTGGCACTCTATAGCATTTACTGGGGCATTCATGTCTGTCCAGTCTGGGACACTCATAATCTGATCCTCATCCCTCACCCCCGTATATCAGCTCTACATCCCGATAGATTTTAGCCTGCGTAGGAGGGTAATTACTCGCATTTACTATTCCTATTGCGCTTCTCATATCATCTTTATTCCCTAAATAGATCATACGAATCTGCTGGTTTGATGTCCCTTGAGCCCAAACAATTAGCCGGGGCACCCCATTGGGAACAAAAGCAATCAGGCAACCCACTAGATCTCCATAAGTTGGAGACACTACATTTTTGTTTTCACCCCGACAGATAATTTTCATTGCCTGTCCTTCCATTTCTTCCAGTCACAGCTAGTGTCATGAGCTTGTGGAGTTGGGCAGTAGCACGCAGGTTCTTTCTGCGCTGGCCACAGGTCCTGATCCTCTACTACTTGTCGAGTCTGCTGGTAGAAGTCTTCCCATTCTTCATTAGTCTCAGGTCCCAACCATGGAATCTCATCAGGGTCTACTGACACCAGTGGCGCTTCGAAAGGGTCTAAGGGAGCTTGTCCCGGGGTGCTAGATTGCCAAACTTTGCCACAGGCTTTACAGTGCCAGGCATCAGACCAAGGACCACCATGGAACTCTGCCACATCCTTAGAGCCACAGTCTTTCTTGGGACACTTAGTAGTCGGGGTAATAGTAGCCGAAGTGGCAGTCATCAGAAGACCTAACGGGTATTGGGGAGATCTAGGGTGGATGTTATTGCTTTCGCATATAGGAGAATTCCGGTTAAAGTCATAGAGGCTGCCGTTTTGGTATTCTTTGTTGGAGGGCAGTTTTTCTTTGCCGCACACTGTGCATTGCCAGATCCAGGGAATTTCAGTCATCTTCATCCTCCCAAGGGGAACAGACTGGCACCAAATCGGGCTCAGGCCGCTCAGTCATAATCTCGTTATAGGGTATAGTTACAATCCAGTTTTTTTGAAATAAATAAGATAAAGCCAGTAACAATCGTGTAAGTATTGACACAAGATATACATGATCCTCACTAAGAGCTTTTACATAATATTCATTGCCGCACCACTCTACCTTCATGCCAGGCTTCAATTTCACTTTAGTCATTTATCTTCTCCTTGTAATACCAAGAGTTCTCTAGCGCCACATCTGGCTCATCATTGCACTCATAGCACCAGCCAGCACCGCCTATATCATCTATCTCACAGTATGAGTCGCAGCGCTCGCACATTACGGCTCTCATTCGTCATCCCAGGGGGAAGTGACAGAGAAATCTTCAGGACTCATGGGAGGTTTGGTGGTTATCTTTTCATACCCCACCTCAAAATAACCTTCTTCTCTTGTGTAATAGCTAGCTTCGGCAGTGCCATCCCAAAGACCATTTTTTGCTACAAGTCCCACATCATACAAACTCACAGTCACTACAATATAGGGTCCTCCTCCACTTTTTGTCCACACTTTCATTCCAGGTTTAGCTTTCATTTATCCTCCATTACAATGCGAAATGCTACGGGTTCGGGAGTGTCAGTGCTCCATGAGGCGGACGGCTTGCCAAAGATTCTGCGAAAATGAAAAGGGCAAAAATCATCTAAAACTCTTCCTTTCCAATTAAAGTCATCAAAATCATCATCAAGTTGTTTTGGCTTTTTCTCATAAATAGCCACATAATAGCTAGGGTTTCGGCCCTCTGGAGCTGCCCACAGTTTCTTGCTTCTTTTCTTCATTTCTTCCTCCTAGTCGCAGTGATTCCAGCGAGTTACATATACCCTGATTTGGCCCATAGCGAGTTCCTCTACTTTGGGTAGCACCATAGTGCCATAGCCTTCGGGGTCATACTGCTCTATGATGTTCTGTGCCGCTTTCTGGACAGCCTCAGGTCTGCCCTCAATCTCGCTGACAGTTTCATACCTATATCTTCTAGTAGAGATCCTAGCTGCAAGCATGACAACCTCCAGACTCTCCCGCACCATAAAGCTCGTCTTCTAAGTCACCAAGTTGGTTATTTAGCTTTTCAATCTTTCGCTTAAAGTCTCGCGCCTCTTTCTCAAGCTCAAAAACCTCAATGTGGGCCCACAATAGGGAGGCTTCTAGGTCCTCTACATATTGCCCCAGCTTCTCATGATCTGTCTTGAGCTGGTTCCACTCAGTATTTGTCATAACTGATCCTCAATGGCCTGGGCAATTTCCTCGAAGGTTCGTCCCGCATCATTGTGATCAGCTAAGGTGGCCTCCTCGCCGCCCAGAGTGATTACAGGGCCAGCAGCGTGTTCTTCAGCCCCAAAAAACCTGCCAGCCAGCCAAGGAGGCAATCCCCCCATTTGTCTTAACGTATACTTTTTCGGGTCATAGGCGCTGCTCTTAAACTCTTTTGTCCAGCTCTTTTTTGCAACGTCGCACAAGACTCCTAGGCAATAGAATCCACTACTGTCCCTAAGGGTGTCTGTCGTTTGCTGGTATTTCTCTTTGTCCCTGAGACCTGTTACCCATTTGCCATGAAGTTCTCTGTCTTTCATCTTTGCCACGTTCTTATCCTTTCAGTGCCCATACGACTGTTGCTACCAAGATTCCTAGTAAGAATATTATGACATCCTCTATGCCTTTTTCCAATGGATTTGGGCGTGAGTGTTTCTGAGATTTGAGTTTCCAGCCAATATTGCGCCAGCCGGGGCTATTCTTCACAGGGACACTTCTCCTGCAACTAGAGCTTCTAGTAGCCTAGCGGCGTCTTCTCCTGTGGGATTTTCTTTCCGGTGCCCTTCTGGCCAAAAATGCTGAGTATTCCCCCCAAATAGCCTATGAGATTCCTGTTCTGAAAGCCCAAGAGCTTGTCGTGCCGCAGTCATAGTTGTTGATAAGCGTAATTTACCTTGTTCAAATTTAACCAATCCTAAATCACACTCATTCACATCTTCGTTTATAACTGTCTCCCACCCATCAAGAATAGTTGCGTGTCCAGCAACACAAGCCGGGGTGCCACAAGGATACTCATCTGTTATGTCGCAAAACCAACTTCTCTGATTAAATGTCTCTGATTCTCTCAGCATTCTAGCCAATTTTAGTGCAAATTCATTATTCATTTCGTTTCCTTCTGTCCTAGTTTTGGGTCATCTTTTCGTGTCCATATAATTGCGCCACTGGTCAAAAGAAGTCTGATTCTTTCACCATCTATGTGCGTTAATGTTACTTGCTCCCCAGCATACCACGTAATACGTGTCAAATCTAGCCTCTTCATTTCCCTATCCCTTCCCTCTTCCTCGGTATCGATACCAATGTTTGCCATCCCCTAGATTTGGCATAGAGTTCAAGGACCAGGCTCTGGCCACGAGCTTAATTCTATTTGATCCTAGGATCTGATTAGTAGTTTTCTCGGTTCTCCTGTGCATTTTTGCCACGGTCTTCCCCAGTTTCTTACATTTCTGTGCTAATGTCATCGTCTTGGTCCAATTCCAAAGTCCATGCTAAACCAGTTCATAGGGTCTCCTTCCTATCTTGTCCAGTTGGTTCTATATTCCACGGCATAAATTGTCCACAAGTTTCACATCTAGGAGGCCATTCTCCCCCAGAATGTCGGGGGCACTCATCATCTGGTTCTAGAGCTTGCACCGAACAGCAGCATGTAAAGGGTCTCCTGTGCTTGTGTTCCATTACTCCGCCAGCCAATTCTCAGCAATTTCATACCAGTCCACACGCCACAGAGAGCCGATGTCCTCGAACATAAGCACTAACTCAGAATCTGGACCAACTAATCCTTTGAGATCATTCTCTAAAAAACTTTCAATTTCTTCGGCCAGCTCTCTAATTTCTAGACCAGGAGTCTCTTGGTTGCCTAGCTTGGCCTGTGTGGCCATCTCTTCCACTGTTCGATAGAGTTCTTCATCATTTGAGAGCCACAGGCTAGTGGCCCAGGTCTCTCGATTCTTCCAGCCTTGGTAGGCTTCAGAGTTCTCTTCTGTTTGTATCATGCTAGATTCCCTTCGGCTATGGCTGCCAGTTTACTGTCCTTCTCTGCTGTGAGTAGGAGCGCAGCTGCTAGAATGTTGTACCTGAGTGCTCCTAGTTCGTAATTGATATCATCATAATTGACACCCGGCTTGCTTAGCATGAGTAGTGTGCCGTCTAGCTGGTCTTTCAGAAACTCAATATTACGTGCCCATTTCTCTCGAGTCTTGGTCTTCATAAAGTCTCCTTCTAATCTGTGTAAGTGATTTTGCCATGAATGCATTTCCTGTGGCAAGAACATATGAAGCAGAATACTGCTAGACTTGCCAGTCGCTTCTGGTCTTCACTAGGACCCCAACCTTTTCTGGGGGCTGAGCCTGCAGCCAGTTCCTGACACCTCGGGCAGCTGAGGTCGTAATTCTTGAAGACTCGCGAGCAATTGTCAGTGTGTTTCGTTTTCATACCCATCTCTACTGCAGACAGCATGCCAACAGTTCAAATACCTCACCTATTTATAGAGCTATTAGGTCCTAAATGCCTGATATTATTGAGATAATAGATAAGTGTGTCAAAAGAGACACAGGGGGTAAAGGCAAAATCCATACACATGCCTATTTGACTGAATTCTGATCGATTCCGCTAACTATATGATATGTATGGGCTATTCCACTATGCAAACTTGTCACATGTGCACCCGTATACCCTTGGCAACTAGTCTCATATGCACCAATTCCCTGTCCATTGGGTCTATGTGTAGGCTAGTTTACCCCATCTCGTCTGCTTGATTGACTCATATGAGCCAATGTACCCTGTGAGACCCTATATCTGTGAGAAATGGCATCATCAATGCCAGGACCGGGGCCCACCATCCAATTGAGAATGACAGTCATTCCCTCCTACATAATCATTCTAGCTCCACCCCCCTAGAACCTACCTTTAGAATCAGTAACATATTATGGAGGTAGCCCACTCGCAATTCTGGCACAAAAACCCAATCCTAAAGAATCTTAATT